CACCTTGCGGTGTTAAACTCCAGACTAGGACCTTGGGTCATAACAGCCTTTACTGTCTGTAACCGTTAATAAACGCTTACCAGTGAGACCGCGTTATCGATCCATCCCTGAGTTTGGACTGGCCATTGAAGGCTGTGTCATTTATCTCGGGATGACCTCGATGTTGTCGTGATCATCAACTGATTGGAGGGCTAGCACCCCAACCTTTCGGTAGGAGTCCCGGTATATCTGGTACCTTTATATTAATCATTTAAAGCTACAAACACAAAAGCATTATTACGACAAATGTCGCTATTAAGACGACTGTGCAAACTTGCACGAGTAATCTTAATTGCTTATGGTTGTGAAGCTTCAGTGATTAACCCCGTAATTAGTCAATGAAGAGGTATTCTTGAAAAGAGACTGGAGACCAGAGGTCTCATGGACATGATTAAATTCGTTAAAGAATCTAGAAATGCTATCATGAGAAACCTATCTGGTTCTCCTCTCTCTTCTTCCGCTGATATAAAACTTAATCCGCAGGGCTGACCAACAGAGTTAGCCTTCCTTTGAGAGTTTTATAATGGTGACGTGTCTAAAATCAGAGTTCTGCTAACGTTGCTAACGTTAACAAGAGCCTTTGAGACTAGACCCGTACTAGATATTTCAACGATCACTGATCCATGGTCCCATAAGGACACGATCACTGACTTTGAAATGCTAGTTGCTCTTAGAAAACTAAGAGTACCTTCGGGAAGTGTACCTAACTGAAGTTTCCCTCATATGAGCACCAAGTCTGGACCAATTGGTCAAGCCTTGATGAGTTCATTGTCTGAACTGGCACTGATTCCGCAGAATCTATTAGATAATATAAAACTAATAGGCGGCTCAGCCCTAGCTAAGACGATGGAAGAAAATATGGAGGGTCTTGATGTCCTCGAGTTTATCTCGGGGAAAAGAGACTTCTCTATATCTCATTGATGGAGACTCCTGTTTCCTACATCCAAGAAGACTCTTCGAAGATTAACTTACTTCGGGGATAAGGAAGGGAAGACTAGGGTTGTTGCTATTCTTGATTACTGGACACAATCTGCATTGAAGCCTCTTCATAATCATATTAACTTGATCTTGAAGAGAATTCCAATGGATTGTACCTTTAATCAGAATAGTTTCAAATCTAGCATTCCCACAGATTTAGAGGGAAATCACCATCATTCAATAGACCTTACAGCCGCAACTGATAGAATGCCAATTGCTCTTCAGAAAAGAGTAATTGCCTACCTATTCAAGAGCGACACCAAGGCTATTGCATGACGTGATCTTCTCGTAAGAGAACCGTTTGTAGTCAAGGGTCTTATTGACCCAGTAACTTACGGTGCTGGCCAACCAATGGGCGCTTATTCATCATGGCCTTCTATGGCATTAACACATCATATCATTGTTCAAGTTGCGGCCTTTAGAGCCTTGTCTGATTCTTCAGCAAGACCCTTTACAGGTTACTCGCTTCTTGGAGATGATTTGAGAATTGATAATGACATGGTAGCCTCGGCTTACAAAGCCTTAATTAGCCAACTTGGGATGCCATACTCCGAAGCGAAAACTCACACATCAAAAACGATGTTTGAATTCGCTAAGAGATGGTTCCATAGTGGTATTGAGGTTACCGGATTTTCCATAAGTGGATTACTATCGGTATGAAAATCATACCCGCAGTTAATTAACTTTTTGGAGAATCAAGAAGAACATGGATGAGTACTTCCTATTTCTGGGCACCCGGATCTAATCCTCGCCATACACAAAGAACTTCATGGAGATAAGTTTATTTATAATAAAACTAAATCTATGATAACTCTTTATATGACGTTCAGCCAAGTTAGACTTTTCAAGTCTAATCAAGTGCAGGCATCAGAGTTAGTTAAACTATTCTCTGAACACCTGGGCTTGACTCTCGATGAGCCCAACGATGAGTTGGTAATGGACATTCTAAATCGAATGTACATTCAATCAAAGAGAAACTTGGTTGAAAAGGATCTCTTAACCTTTCAAAAACAAGCTTATCAAATTAATTCTAAGATGAATAAGTATGTTAATGATATGATTAAGAAGACTGGGGCTGATCAAGCCACACAGAGCTTCCTCTATGAGACTCTGACCGTGGTCCTCGGCTGAAATAACCCTACGATAATGTGCCTAAATAGTTTAATTGATAAATCAATACACTTTTTAGAGCATTATTGAGATCCTGATATTTCATCAGATTTTCTCTTTTCGCAGGGTCTATCGAAGTACAACATTAGTACTAAGATATTCAGTATGAGGTCATCAGTGAGCATAACACTCTCTGAATCCATGATCCTTAAGGAGTTTATTAAGGTCTATGATAGTTATATCACTGACCGAAGTTCACTCCCTAATCCGCCTGACACTTCTTAACTTTAAGTAAGTGCCAGACTAGAATCTTTAGAGAAATCTAAAGAACCGAACCAAAAGAGAAGAGCTGTGATGGCTCTAAACTTAACGGGTTCGGGGACTTTAGTCTGCGTTCCCCCTCCATAA